TTGACATATATTTCAGGTCAAGTTCTGATATTTTGGCAGGAAGGACAAAAAGTGTACAAATTGATATTGCAATTTTGGAATTATTTAAAGATACATCTATATCAAAAATTATAAACTTAGGAGGTGTAAGAAGTGAATTATTATTTTGATGTAAATGACGTAATGAAAATTACTGGCAGAAAAAAAACAACTTGCTACGGACTGATAAAAAAACTTAATAAGGAATTGAACAAGATGGGAAAATTCACTGTCAATGGCAAGGTACCAAGGAAATATTTTGAAGAAAGATTTGGATTAGAACAATAAGAGGTGTAGACATGAAAGAAATTGATGCTTTTCTAGGTGCTATCTGGTATGCCCTACTAATAGGGGTTGAATATATCAAAGTTGGCTGGGATAAATGGCAGAATATATAGCAAAATCTAGTAAAAGGAAGGTGATCATATGTTAATTAAGCAAGAGATTCAGGCTATTCAGGATCCTGACTATAAGTTTACTGTTGAGCATACACCTACAGGGTGGGTGGTTATTTGTTATAAAAAAGATGAAATGACAGGCTTTTTCAGATACATAGGAAAAGTAATGAATATATCAAGAAATTCAACAGGCTTTAAATCTTTAAGAAAATTTAAAAGTATTAGAAAAGAAGTGAAAATCAAATTACTGCAAATAGCATGTAATTATATGGATAAAGGGGTATCAGTATGATTTTAACATATAAAATCAAAAAAATAGGACCCGCAAAAAGTCAAGCGAATCCAAAAAATAATTGTTGTAAATATTGTAATACAAAAGTCAAAGATAGTCAAGGGGAGGTGATTTCATGGCTGGATGGATAAAGGTTCATAGAAAAATTTTAAATTCTGAATTTTATAGAGGACTTACAGGCAGACAGAGAGATGTAATAATCACCTTATTACTCATGGTGAATCATGAACCCAGGGAATGGATTTATAAAGGAGTGAAATATAAAATTGAGCCAGGACAATGTGTTACATCACTTCAAAAAATTGCAGATCGTTGTGGAAAAGACTGTACTCGTGAAGTTGTGCGTGCAACCATAAAACACGCAGAAAACGCACATTTCCTAACACACACAACACACATAACACACACAGTTATAAGTATTGAAAATTGGGAGAAGTATCAAGATATTAACACAGAAAACACACAAAGTGCACGCAACATAGACACAAAAAGCACCTGTGTTTTAAACACTAACAAGAATATAAGAAATAAAGAATACAAGAAGTATAGTCCTGACTCTGATGAGTTCAGGCTCTCTAATCTTCTTTATGGGCTCATAAAAAAGAACAATCCTAAATTTAAAGAGCCCAACTTGGATAACTGGTGTGGACATGTGGATAAAATGCTTAGAATTGATAAAAGGGCCGTTGATGATATTGAAGCAGTAATAAGATGGTGCCAGCAGGACGATTTTTGGCACAAGAATATATTATCGACAGATAAGCTTAGAAAGCAATTCGATAAACTTTATATGGGAATGCCGAAAGACAAGAAGGTCATTCCATTTAAGAAAGACGGTGACAAAGATGGCTGGGGATATATGTAATATTAACGCAGAAATGGCTTTTTTAGGATCCATAATCACTGATGAAAAATTAATAGCGAGAGCTATAGAAGATGGAATAAAACCTGGAGACTTAACCGGTAAGGGTTTTGACATAATATATCAGTGTATGTTATCAATCCATAACTCTAAGAAGCCAATAGAAATGGTTAGTCTGGTTGCTGAATTAAAAGCTATGGGAATACAGGCCCCAGTAAGTCTTTTGACAGATATGGCAGCTATGGGGATAACACCTAACTTTAAGTATTACATGAATGAAATAAAAGACAGTTCATTCAAAAGAAAGGTTAAAGACCATGTATTTGATTTAGTAAATAGCCTTGAAAGTAAGGCCCCTTCAGAGATTAAAAGTTACATAGAAGATTTGGCTAATAAGCTTGATTATGGAAGAAGTGCCGAACAATTATTTGTTGATGCAAGTGAAATCAAAAGGACAGACTTAAATTCAGGCCTTGAAACAGGATTTAAAGATTTAGATGCACTTTTAGGAGGGCTTGTATACGGAAGCCTAACTATCTTAACCGGGGAGCCAAGTTCAGGAAAATCAACATTGCTTAATCAGATTATAGCCCAAAATATAATGAATGGACATAGATGTATGTTGTATTCAGGAGAATTAACAGACTTCAATGTATTACAGTGGTTTATGAGAGCGGTGGCTAATCCAAGCGATCTTCAAGAATTTAAGGGAAAGGTTGGCTCTTACTATGATGTGACATCTCATGGAGAGTATTCTATAAGGCAGTGGATTAAGAATAAACTGTTTATTTATTCAGAAGATTCCAGTTCAAGTGTTGATAACATATCGGTCAGTATTGAATATTTAGCCAGAACGAAGGATGTTAAGCTATTTGTCCTAGATAACATGATGACGGTTGACGATTCAGGTCTTGAAGAACTAGATAAGCAGAAAAGACTAGCTAAGAAACTTAAGTCTCTGGCCAGAAAATATAGGATATGCATTATCTTGGTTGCACATCCTAAAAAAAAGGGTGACAAGGATAAATATCACATGCATGACGTGTCAGGGGCCAGTGAAGTTGTTAACCTAGCAGACTATGAGTTGATATTAACTAGGAACATTAAGGTTGATAGCAAGACTAATGATGTGTCTGATATTACCAAGATTGGGATTCTTAAGAATAGAACAACAGGTAAACAGGGAATTAGTCGAAGATTAAACTTTGATGATATGCGAAAAAGATTCTGGATAGATGATAGGGATAAAATAAAAGATTATGGCTATGACAAAGTTGACCAGGTCAGTTTTGTAGAACTGGATGATGTGGCCAATGATGTGCCATTTTAGGAGAATTAGATATGGATGTAGTTGAAGAATATTTGAAGAACCTGAAAAGGTTTGATGATGCAGAAAAGTATTTCGAATCACTAAGTGAGGAACAGCTTAAGGATATAGAGTCTACAAAAGAATATGCTGCGTTTCTAAGAATCTGGAAAAACCTTGAAAGATTATATCCGCTTGCAAAGGCAGCAGGATGTACTAGGGTGAAGTACTACGAAAGCTAGGTGATCATATGTGAAGGCTCCATGCTATAAGTGTGAACAGCGTCATGTAAATTGTCATGACAATTGCATGAAATATAAGGAATATCGAAAAGAGCGGGAATTTGTGTATAAAAAAGCAAAGGAAAGTGTTGATTTAAGAGGATATTTTCAAGATGAACTTAATAAGAATGTCTTTGGAAGGGGAAAGAAAAAATGATGGAATGGATTTATGAACATAGGTGTAAAATTCATGTCTTGGCCCTAATTTGTAATTTTGGACTAGGTATGTTTGTAGGATATAGGATTGTTGAGCATGAAGCTAAGACCTACGTAGGGACAGTTATTAAGAAAGACTACCAGCCAAGTGAGATAAAGTACGAAAAAAGAGAAGAGTGGATTGATGGGAAATTAAAAGTAGTCAAGGTGCCTGAAAGGGCCGAAGAACAGTACTCTTTTTTGCTAAAAGATGTGTTTGGAAGCCAAACAACAGTTTTTGTTACAAAAGAGGAGTACAAGCAATTTGAAATCGGGGATAAATATAGGAGGTAAGGCATATGAATGTGCTTGTTAGCTATAAAGGGATTATATTATTTAACCCAGATGTTATTTATACTGACGGAGTAACGGTTAAAGCAAAAAAAGGATTAGATTACTATGTATTGCGTGAATATGAAGACGCCCATACTGCAGAAAGATTAGTTTCTGGAATATGGACGAAGTTGAGCGAAGGTAAAGATAAAACATTTATAACTATTAAATAAAAAAAGAGGAGATATGAAAATGTATAAAGTACCACTTGAAATGCCTAAATACTGTAACAAATGCCCTTTTGGGATTTGCTCCTACAGTCTGCCACTAACAAGAGAGATATGGAGAGATAAGGAGTTTTCTAGCGTAGACGGAAAAGAATGCGAATCTGGGACATATGGATATGTCTGCAACATCCAATTCGGCATACTAGGAATTTATGAGGATGTTATAAGAGGAAAGATAGGCGAGAATATAAAGAAGCCAAGCTGGTGTAGTTTAGAGGGGGAAGATTAATGACATATTTTTACAATAATTCAAATGATTTTGAGGGGAGCGAAAATGACATGGTCAACAGTCCTGCACATTACAAGCTAGATGGTCTAGATATTGAGTCTAAGGATGTCCTTAAATCAGTGTTAGGCAATAAGGGCTATGTTCACTGGGCTTGTGGTAATGCTATGAAATACATCTTTAGGTGGGAAAAGAAAAACGGCCTTGAGGATCTGAAGAAAGCCAGGAAAAATCTTGATTTTGCTATAGATACTTTAGAAAGCATTGGTGAGTGATATGGATCTAGATTATAATTTACAAATAATTACAGCGACTTACGCTGTATCTTATTTGGAAGAAGCAATATGCGGCATAGACAAATACATAGATATCTCACCGACTGATGATTATAAAGCACAATTAATCGCAACAAAAAGATTGTATGGTGGATATTTAAAGAAATTAAAAGAGTGGCTTGATAGTCAGGAAAAATAGGAGGTATTCTTTTGAGAACTTTACATTGTGGCGATTGGGCGAATAAAAGAATGACAGAGAGACATAAACAATTTACAACTCTGTTGCCTTTAAATTCAGTGGACTTGATAGGGATGTACAGAGATTACAACACATTTTATGCACACTTATTGTCTACTGAAAGATTATGCGATTTAGAAGAACTACTTACTTTAAAGAAGGCTGAAGACTGGCACGAAGATGATGGACCTTGCATCTGGTGGAGTAAGGATCAGGTAGAAGATGGACTGCCGTTTGAAGAACCATTTTATATTGGGTCACCACTATCTACAGATTTCCCAACAGATGCGTATTACTTTATTGGGATAATGGTCTTCCCTAACAAGAATAAGTAAAGCGTTATAAGCCTTAATTATATATTGTTATATTAGTAAAAATAAGGAGTGAAAAATGGAAAATATTTATAAAAAATACTGGTTTAGGGTTACTGAATAAAGAAATATTGCTATCCGAGTGGGTTTGTGATGAAAAAGCCACAGAAGAGCAATGGGATGATATGAGAAGAGATGGTAAAGAAGTAGATAAGAGCATACAAATAGGTATGTGGGAAGATTATGACATCAACTAACTAGATGGAGGAAAATAATGAATGATAACTTTAAGAAGAAATGCTGTTCTTTTTGTAATAAAGAACTTAATTTGTCTTTAAAAAACCACTACATTGTAATTGACACACATATCACTAATCTGTTTAATGGAAACACATATTATGATGCTGTTGATTGCAATAATTGTGGAAGACAAAATATAATGGGTGAGCGATATATTAAAAAAGTTAAGAAAGATGAGGACATAGATGAATAATGTTGTTTTAGTTGGAAGATTAACCAAGGATCCTGAGCTTAGATATTTAACATCAGGAACAGCAGTAGCCACATTTACATTGGCTATTAATAGAGATTATAAAAATAAGGATGGGTCCATTACTACAGACTTCATACCAGTAGAGATTATAGGCAAACCTGCAGAGTTTGTAGCTAACTACATCACTAAGGGAAGATTGGTAGCCATTCAAGGATCTGTTCGAGTTGATAGGTACGAAACACCGGATGGAGAAAAAAGGACATTCACAAAGGTTGCTGGTCGTAACATTCAAGCATTGGAAAGTAAAAATAAGGCAACAAAGAACGAGGAGCCACCAGAATCACCGACAGAGTTTGCTGCAGTAGATGATGATGACGTTCCATTCTAAATTGGAGTAAAAAAATGAAAAATGTACTTAAGTATCCGGGAAGTAAGAATAGAATATCCAAGTGGATTTGTGATATGATCCCGAGTCATGAAGTTTATTTAGAGCCATTTTTTGGTGGTGGAGCAGTATTTTTTAATAAAGAACCTGCAAGAATTGAAACGATAAATGATATATCGTCAGAAGTATATAACTACTTTAAGCAACTAAGAGAAAAGCCTGATGAATTAATTAAATTACTATCATTGACTCCGTATTCAAGGCAAGAATATGAAGAGTCTTTTAATAAAAGTTACACAGAGATTGAAAGAGCAAGAAAATTCGCTGTAAGATGCTGCCAGGGATTTGGGTGTTCTAATAAATATAAAAATGGGTTTAGAAGTTCTAAAGGAAAAATGTCACCAGTAACAACTAAATTTTGGGGACAATTTCCAACAGTTCTAATGCAAGCAACTGAAAGATTAAAGCAAGCACAAATAGAAAATAAAGATGCTATAGAGTTAATTGAAAGCTACAATAAGGAAGAAGTTTTTATATATGCAGATCCACCATATCTATTAAGCACAAGAAAAAATTATTTATATGAACATGAAATGAAAGATGAAGAACATATAAGACTGCTTAATGCGTTAAAGAAACACAAGGGAAAAGTTATGATATCTGGATATGAAAATGATTTATATAACGAAACATTGGTTGGGTGGCATAAATGCACCAAAAATACAACTGCAGAAAGTGCAATTAAGAGAACTGAGGTTGTTTGGATGAATTACGAGCCATTTGAACAATTAAAAATGTCAATATAGAAAAAGTTTGTATAATGGAGTAGTAGGAGGATAAATGAAGACTATATTATCCCCATATGACTGTGAGTTTTGTGGGGAAAAGAAAATTAAAGAGGAGACTTTCTCGGGAACCTTTTATATATGCTTAGAATGTGGAATGGTACATGGTGAATTACATGACAGAAACAACGAATACAGACAAGCATGGTACAGAAAACAGGGCAGGTGATATGATGAAAAAAGTTAGGGTCAAGAAAGAATTTTTTGAAAGCACGGAAGTAATACTTAAAAACCATAGGGGTATTATTCGGCACATAAAAATACTAGAAGATACTATGTCAGAAATAAGAGAATATAAATCCAGGGGTATTAAGTCTATATCTACAGATGGCATAAGAGTTTCTTCTTCTCCAGGAGATTCAATCGGAAATCAAGTTGTAAAGATATCTGAGATGATGGAAAGAGTCCAAAGAGAAATAGATGATGAAAAAAAATACATAACCCTTATCAAAAAAGGAATGGCAGATTTATCAGATCAAGAAAAAGAAATTATAGAAATGAGATACTTTGATAATATCCCAGATTCAAAGATTGCCTTATATACTAACTATGAGAGGTCAAATATATTTAGAAAAAGAGTGGCTGCAGTAAGAAAATTGGCCATTGCAATATATGGCATAAAATGCCTAGAATCTTAAAATAAAGTGTGAAATGTGCACTGAAATAATTAAAAAGGTTGCAACAATCGTGCAACAAAAATGCCAAAAAACTGTGTTATAATATATTCAAGTCAAAGAGTAAACAGATCTAAAAAGTTATTCATTCTGTAACACAAGGAAAGAGGGAGCACGCTTCCTCTTTTTGATTTATGAAAATCAAGGAGGCGGTGATATGTGAATTATGTTGAGCCTATAAGAGATAATAACAAGTTGGAAGATATATTGAAATATCTTAAGAAAACCAACTCAAGAAACTATATGTTATTTTGTCTAGGTTTATATACTGGATTAAGAATATCAGACATCTTAAAGCTCCAGGTAAAACATGTAAAAGGTAAAGATAGCATAAGAATCAAAGAGAAGAAGACCAGTAAAAGTAAGGTTATTAAGATCAATAAATTTTTAAAAAAGGAACTTGATCTATATATTGATGGTAAGGAAGAATATGAGTATTTAATATCAAATTCTAAGACAGGTATTGAGCCTGTGTCAAGGCAACATGCCTATAGGATAATTAGAGATACCTGTAGTGGTTTTGGCATTGAAAATGTTGGGACCCATTCGCTTAGGAAGACTTTTGGATATAACTACTATAACAAAACTAAAAATATAGCTATACTCCAAAATATATTTAATCATAGCGAACCGTCAATAACCCTTAGATACATAGGCATCAATCAAGATACCATATCAGATGCCTATGAGTCTATGAGTTATTTTTAATTTATATAAAATGTGACATATTGAGTGGGTGTAACATTTAATCCTAAATTATGAAATATAAAAGTGGTTCAAATATATATAAAATCAATATATGTGGGTTTACTGAAATTTCATATTTGAAATGTTACACAATATTAGATATGTCACATTTCGAGAGGTGAGATAATGAAAAATTACTCAACTAGAAAGTGGGAGAAGAAAAGAGAAGTAATCCTTAAAAGAGATGGATATAAATGCATGGAATGCAGCAGGAAGAATATAACAACATCTGCAACTATGGTTCACCATATAAACCCTGCAGATAGATATCCAGATTTGTTTTTGGTAAATGAAAATCTCATATCACTATGTGATGAGTGCCATAATAAAATGCACGACCGAAAGCATAAGACTCTATCAAAGCTGGGAAGAAAATATCAACAGCTTTACTACAGAAAGAGAGAGGTTGATAAGATGACTAAGATAGTATTTGTTGTGGGTCCACCTTGCAGTGGTAAGTCGACATATGTTAGGAAGCATATGGGCAAGAATGACATAGTCTTTGACTATGATGAAATATCAAGAGCCATGACCGGATGTGACTTGCATGACAACAATCCATTTATCAAAAAGTATTTGCATGAGTTTAGAAAAACATTTTTGAAGATGCTTGAGGTTGAATCAGAATTTGACACAGCTTATATAATAACAACTCAGATGAGTAAGTATTACTATGACTATGTGCTTTATGATCCAGATGTTGTCATTATGAGGACAACAAAAGAAGAATGTTTGAAGCGACTTTATGAAGACACAGATAATAGAAACATAGAAGAAGTTAGAAATGTCATATTAGCTTACTACAGCGAACAAGAGACACAGTAAATATCCCCCCTACCTAAAAACATAACAAAGGCAGTAGGGACAACGGGGGGAGGGTAGGCATTTCCAATAGTCTCATTTTTTCAAAAAAGGGGGGAAAATGAGAATTTGATAAAAATCAAAAACGCTCTATATATTGAAAAAACATAATCAAGGAAGGAGGTGGTGATAACCGTGGCAAGAAAAAAAGAAAAAGATTTTAAGTATTACAGGAAAGATATTGTTAAGAAAATGGGAGCTGTTGGCACATATAATAAGTCTTTCGACCATATTATTGACGTGTATTCCAATATGCTTTTGGAATATAATCAGATGTTGGAGAAGTTTAATCTTAATGGGTCAGAATATACAATTAAGTACACAAACAAAAGTGGGGCTACTAACTACATTAAAAGTCCTGAATATCTTATAATTGAAAAGTTGAGAACAGACATTATTTCTTATTCTAGAGAACTAGGGTTATCACCATCAGGGCTAAAGAAAATAAAAGATGATACGGCCGATAAAAAGGTTTCAAAACTGGCCCAGGCCTTAAGGGATGTCTAAGAAAAAATTAGATAGATACCCTAATTACAAGTTGGTTTTTGATTATGTTTACAATATTGTAGAGGGTAGAATAAACGTAAATAAGGCACAGGTAAAAGGATGTAAGAGATTTCTTAGAATGCTTGAAGATGATAGGTATGACTTTGACCCGAGGCCTTGTGAAAAAATAATAGGAATAATTGAAAAGACCTTTGTTCATAAACAGGGGGAAAACATTGAGGGGGTGCCAATGCGTGGCAGTCCTTTTTTGTTGCAAGATTTTCATAAATATATAATCTATGCAATAATGGGGTTTTATTTTAAAGGCACTAATAAAAGAGTTGTAAGAGAAGCCCTTATTCATCTTCCAAGAAAAAATGTAAAGACTACATTTGCAGCTGCACTTGCCTGGGCCCTTAGTTTGTATTATAGAAAATCAGGGAGTAAATGTTATATTGCATCTGCTGCACTTAAGCAGTCTCTTGAAAGTTTTGATTTTATAAACTGGAATATAAAATCAATGGGTGAGGAAGATTTATTTAGAATTATAGATAACAATCAAGAACACTCAATTCAAGCAGACTTTGGAAGTGAAGGAAGCATGTTTATCCAGGCCTTGGCTGCTAATCCAGATAGGCAAGACTCACTTAACTGTAATTTGGCTATATGCGACGAGATCCATGCCTTCAAAGTTCCAAAGCAATATAATATTATTAAAGAAGCTATGAAGGCTTACACAAATAAGCTTATGATAGGAATTTCAACAGCGGGTGATAATATTAATAGCTTCTACTACAGAAGACTTCAATATGCAGATAAGATTTTAGATGGTCAAATAGAAAATGATGATTTATTTATATTTAAAGCTGAGGCAGACAAGGAGCCTGATGGAAGCATAGATTTTACAAATCCAAAAATTCACGAAATGGCAAATCCTGGATATGGTGTAACTATAAGGCCAAAAGATATGCTAAATGATTCAATTGAGGCCCTTAATGATCCTCAGCAGAGAAAAGACTTTCTTGCAAAATCACTCAATGTATATACTTCATCAATGAAATCATATTTCAATCTGGATACTTTCAAGGCATCAGATGAAAAATATAATTGGACCATAAATGATTTGTTAAAGTTAAAGTTGGAATGGTTTGGAGGGGCAGACTTATCAAAAATGCATGACTTAACTGCAACTGCTTTATATGCCAGACATGGTGATGTTGACATCATAATTACACATGCTTTTTTTCCATCAACAAGAGCACATTTGAAAGCAGAAGAAGATTCCATCCCACTTTATGAATGGTTAGATGATGGCGACCTTACAATGACAAATGGGGATATCACAGAACACACAGATATAGTTAAATGGTTTTGCAAGATGAGAGATCTAGGATTTAATATTAAGCAGATAGGCTTTGATAGAAAATTTTCAGAAGAATTTTATTTATATATGAAACAGCAGAGATTTAACATAAAAGACGAGCCACAGTTATTTATAAATAAGACAAGAGGATTTAGAAGAATTGAGCAAAAGGCCATAGGTGGGAATTTATATTATATGCATTCTAGGGCCTTTGAGTATTGCGTTGAAAATGTTCATGGCATAGAAAAAACAGATGATATGATCCAATATGAAAAGATAGAGCCTAAAATGAGAATAGACTTATTTGATTCATCTGTTTTTGCAGCATGTAGAATGCTTAAGAATATGGAAAAGTCAAACACAGCAAGTAAATGGCTGAAAAATAAAAATAGTGAAAACTAGGAGGTATTATGTTTGAAAAATTTAAAAACAAAAAAACCAGGGCAGAACCCAAAAGCCCAATGATTCAATTTATAAGCTCGGACAGTGATTTATATGTTCAAGGCTACACCAGGTTAAGTGACTGTCCTGAAGTTAGGTCAGGAATAGAAAGGATTGCTGATCTAATAGCATCAATGACAATCCATCTTATGGAAAATAAAGAAGATGGCGATGTAAGGGTTAGAAATCAATTGTCTAAAAAAATTGACATAGAGCCATATTCACTGATGACTGGATTTAATTTTAAGCACTGGCTGGTAAAGTCACTGATGCTAGAAGGAAATGTTTTTGTATATCCAAAAATAAGCCGAGATGGGATATTAGAGGACTTGATTCCAATCACAAATGGCTTTTTACAAAAAAACAATACTGGATATGGGGTAAGAGTTGGGAATATCTATTACAATTCTGATGAAATACTTCACTTTATGATTAATCCAAAGCAAAGAGTTCCATTTGAGGGAGAGTCATATAGGGTTGTTTTAAAGGATGTTGCAAAAAACATAAAGCAGGCAAACAAAACCACAAATGAATTTATGAGCAATAGAGTTGTTCCATCTCTTATTGTAAAAGTAGATTCAACTGTTGCCGAGCTTGCAAGTGAAGAAGGTAGAGATGGGGTTTATCATAAGTATTTAGAAAGTTCAAAGCAGGGACAACCCTGGATAATTCCTGCAGAACTATTAGAAGTTCAGCAGGTAAAGCCATTAACTTTAAATGATATAGCTATAAAAGATACAATTGAAATTGATAAGAAAACTGTGGCAGGGATTTTAAATATTCCTGCTTTTTTACTTGGGGTTGGGACTTTTAATGCAGAAGAATACAATAATTTTATTCGTAGCAGGATAATGAGTATAGCAAAAAATATCGAACAAGAGTTTACTAAAAAATTACTATATTCACCAAACCTATATTTTAAGTTTAACTCCAGGTCGCTTTACACTTACTCACTAAAAGAACTTGCAGAAATTGGGTCAACTATGTACGTAAGAGGAATAATGACTGGCAATGAAGTTAGGGATTGGGTAGGTCTTTCACCAAAAGAAGGGCTTTCAGAGCTTGTGATTTTAGAAAACTACATCCCACTTAACATGATTGATCAGCAAGAAAAGCTAAAAGGGGGTGAAGAAGATGCTTAAAGGAAACATACAAAACAGAAATGTGAAGACCAAGTTGGAAATAAGAAGTGATGAAAATGAGGGCAAATTCATTGAAGGCTACTTTGCTGTTTTTGGAAAAGAAACTGAGTTGTGGGAGGGCTGCTTTGAGGAAATAAAGGCAAGTGCTTTTGACAACTCTATAAATTCTGATATTAGAGCCCTAATTAATCACGATAGTAAATATGTCCTTGGAAGAACAAAGGCAGCTACTTTAAATTTAAGAGCTGACAATTATGGCTTGTGGGGTCGAATAAAAATTAATGAAGAAGATAGCGATGCTATGAATTTATATTCCAGGGTAAAAAGAGGAGATATAGATCAGTGTAGTTTTGGCTTTGATATAGTGAAAGAATCCACAGAAATTAGAGACGATGGAAGTATAAAATGGGCCATTGAAGAAGCTATACTGCATGAAGTTAGTATTTGTACTTTCCCTGCCTATGAAGACACAAGTGTTCAGGCCAGAGAAAAACAATGCCAGGAAATAAAAAGTAGAAGTATAGAAAAGTGGAAGCTTGATAGTAAAGAAAGGATGAAAAAGATATGTTAAGAAAAATAATGCTTACAAGAAAGAAAACACTACTAAAAGATGAGCTAGAGGAGCTTAGGAAGAAGGGGGAAGACTTTGCAAAAAGAGAAAAAGAGTTAAAAGCTGCTATTGAAGAAGTCAAGACCGAAGAAGAGCAGAAGGTTGTTGATGAAATGATTGACAAGTTTGAAGCAGAAAAGAAGGAGTATGACAATAATGTCAAAGGCCTTGAAGAAGAAATAGGCGATATTGAAAAAGAGATTGATGAGCTAGAAGATAATGAACCTGGGGCACCAAGTGGGGAGCCAGAACCAGCAGCCCCAATTCAAGAAAGAAAAAAAGCAAAAGAAGAAAAGGAGATCGTATCAATGACAAGAAGAAAATATTTCGGCGGAAACACTAGGGAAACTTTAAAATCACACGTTGAAAGAGAGGATGTAAAGGACTTTCTAGAAAGAGCAAAAAATAAGATTGGGGAAACTAGAGGAGTCAAAGAAACTGACTTACTAATTCCTACAGTAACATTGGAACTTTTAAGAGATTCGCTTCATGAATACTCAAAGCTAATTAATAAGGTAAGGCTGACAAAAATTGCAGGAAAGGCTAGACAGACAATTGCTGGTAGCATCCCAGAAGCTATATGGATGGAAGCGTGCAGCAAATTAAGCGAACTTTCATTTGGGTTTAATGAAGTAGAAATTGACGGCTACAAGGTTGGTGGATTTATTCCAATTTGCAATGCTACACTAGAAGATGCAGATCCTGTAGATTTGTATAATGAAATATTATATATGTTAGGCCAGGCAATAGGACTAGCAATAGATAAGGCTATATTATATGGAACAGGAAAGAAAATGCCACTTGGAATTGTAACAAGGCTTGCTCAGACCACTAAGCCAGAAGGTTACTCTGATAAGGATAGAAAGTGGGAGGACTTGTCTACAAGTAACTTGGTTAAACTAGAAAATGCTAATGGGGCAGATTTCTTTACTAAGTTTCTTTTAGGCATATCAGGGTTAAAGTCAAACTATGCAACTAAAGAAAAGTTCTGGGTCATGAATGACACAACTAAAAATAAGCTTATGGCAAAGGCTTTGACTTTTGATGCATCTGGAGCTATTGTAGCCAAGATTAATAATGAAATGCCGGTTATTGGTGGCGAAATAATAACACTACCATTCGTGCCAGAAGGAGATATGATTGGTGGATATGGTGAACTATATTTGCTTGGGGAAAGAGCAGGGGCAACATTTGCTGCATCTGAACATGCTAATTTTATAGAAGACAATACCCTATTTAAGGGTACAGCTAGATATGATGGCAGACCAATCATAGCCGAGGCCTTTATTGGAGTAAACATAGAAAATAAGGACGTTACTAAGACTTTAGATTTTGCAAAGGGCAGTGAAGTGTAGGAGGTACCAGATGATTACAGTATGTGCTATATATGATTTTAGGGACAAGGCAGAAGGAGTCGATAGGAAAGTTGGAGACAGATTCGAGGTCAGCAAGGAAAGATATTTTGAAATACTAGAAAAAGGCGGTGACTGGGTAGTTCCAGTTGCCAAAATCTCTGAAGAAGGTTTAGAGAATGGAGATGAAGAAAATAAAGGGCTAGATGTTACAGACCCAGAAAATTCTGGTAATCCAGACTCAGAAAACAGCTCTGATAATGTAGAACAAGAAGAAGAGGAGAAACCAGAAAAGAGAAAAAAGTCTAGCAAAAGAAAGAGTGAAGACAAGGGAGAATAATGCATATGGATGAAGTTTTAGAGCTTCTAAAACTGAAATTAGGAATTTCGACAAGTAAAAGAGATATAATTTTGAAAAATACAATCGAATCAGTAAAAGTCGAACTAAAAGAGATGCAAGGTATTGAGCTTGATTTAGATAATGAAAGCCACACAGCATTTTTAATCGATTATGCAGAGTTTAGGTATAAAGGTGGCGAGGATATTCCTCGCCATTTAAAGTGGAGGTTGAATAATTTTTACATAAAAGCAGGTGTAAAAAATGAAAAGATTTGATGATGTTATAGAACTTTTGCAAGTTGAGATTACTTCTGACAAAGAATTAAACCAGATTAAAAAGCATAAATCTGCAGAAGTTTTTTGTAAAGTGGATTCAGTTTCTAGAGGAGAGATTTATAATGCTGCAATAACCGGATTAAGGCCCACCTATACCATAACAATGAATGAATTTGAGTATGGTGGGGAGAGTGAAATAAAATATAATGGTCAATTATATTCGGTTTTACGAACATATAAAAAGGATGACTATGTAGAATTGACAGTAGGTGGTAAACTTGGCAAAATCGATTGAAGCACAGCTAGAAATAATATTAGAGGACTATAGCAAAGAAGTACGTGAGATTCTTGATGAAGAAATTGAAAAGACTTCAGATGATCTAGTCACAGACCTTAAAAGAGATAGCCCAAAAAAAACTGGCAAGTATGCTAAGTCTTGGACATCTAAAAAAACAGTTACTGAAAGCAATAGAAAAGTAAAAACTGTTTATAATGAAAAAGGCCAATTGACCCATCTTCTTGAGCATGGCCATATGACAAGAAATGGAAAAACTAGGACAAAGGCATTTCCTCATATCTTAAAGAATGAAGAAAAGGCAAATGCTCTACTTTTGAAAAGAATTTCTGAAAGGTTGGAAAAATGAAACCTATAGAGAAGATTTTAGAAGAAATAAATCTTCCTGCTGCATATATGAGATTTGGCGGTGTAACACACCCCCCATATTTGATTTACTATGCTAGTGGAGCATATAACTATATGGCTGATGATAGTGTATATTATAGTGAATATAAATATACAATAGAGTATTACTTTACTATCAAATCAAGGGAAAATGAGCAGGAAATAGAAAGCATCCTGAACAAAAATGAAGTGGTTTGGGAAAAATCTGAAGATATATACATTGATTCAGAAGAGATGTATTTAATAAGATATTATATTTAGAAAAGAGGTACAAAATGGCAGGAGAAACAAATAAAGTAAGATTTGGATTAAGTAATGTCCATATATTCCCAATTCAAAAGGAAGAGGCAGGCAAGTTAACATACGGGGAAGGATTTAAGTTACCAGGTGCGGTAAGTCTATCCTTGGACCCATCAGGAGACAGTAATCCATTTTACGCTGATGACGTGATCTATTACAATGAATTCACAAACAATGGCTATGAAGGAGAGCTTGAGATAGCAACCTTGAATGAAGATTTCGAGACAAAAATTCTAGGGTATACCAAGGATAAGAATGGAGCGATCGTTGAAAATGTAAATGCAAGAGCTAATAACTTTGCACTGGCTTTTGAATTTAATGGCGATAAAAATAAGGTAAGGCATGTTCTTTATAAAGTGTCTGCATCTAGGCCGAAGTTAGAGTCCAATACTAAAGAAGAAAAGACAAAAATAGGGACTGACAAGATAAAGTTTTCTGCAATCCCAGATCCATCAGGAAAAATTAAGGCAAAAATAACTAAGGGATCTCAGGGATATGATAATTTTTATAGCAGCGTATACACAGCAAGCGAAAACGAAGTTTAGGAGGATCCATGGAAAAAATAATTAATATTGATGGAAGAGACGTTAAACTAAAAGTAAATGGTGGTTTTTTAATCAAATACAAGACAAGATACAAGCGTGATGCTCTTCAGGATATCATGAAGATTTTTGAAAATGTGAATTCAAATGAACTAGAAAATCTTGAAGATGATTTAACTGCTCAATTTAAGGCCATGCAAAGCATAGATACTGAAATATTCTACAGAATACTTCACATGATGGCTAAGACAGGTAATCCTGATATTACAGATGACGTTGAAGAATGGTGTTCTGGTTTTGATAATTTGCCAGTATTTGACTTGATGGAAGATATTATTGAGCTTTTCTTATCTTCAATGACTTCCAATATTCAAAAAAAAAGAATTTAGAGAGTGAGGACAGTCACGAACTCACTACAGAAAAGCTTATGGCTGGGGCTTTTAAAAGGCATTTGCCATATGAAGCCTTTTGTGAAATGAATATATGCATGATTATAGATTATATGACTGAATATAATGATATGTTCTATTCTCAGAATGAAAGCAGTACAGACAGAGAAGCAACTCAAAGTGACTTTGATAGATTTTAGCAAAAATAAGGACCTGAAAGGGTCCTTTTTTATTGCAGAAAGGGGGTAAATATGGCAGGAAAAATAAAGGGAATAACAGTCGAGCTTGGCGGTGACTCAACCAAGCTAGACAAGGCTATGAAAGATCTTAACAAAGAGAGTAGAAACCTTGATAGCCAATTAAGGCAAATTAATAATTCGCTGAAATTTAACCCTGGGAACACTGACCTTTTGGCTCAAAAACAAAGAGTTTTAGCAGAGAAAATAGAAAATACTAAAAACAAGCTTGATGTTTTAAAGCAGGCTCAAAAGGAAGCTGAGGCTGCCTTTAAAAATGGAGACATAGGGGCAGAAGAATACGAAAAGCTGCAAAGAGAAATCCTGAAAACTGAAAATCAGTTAAAGAGCCTAAAAAAAGAGCAATCTGAAGTAAATAAGGGATGGAAAGAAACGGGAGAAAAACTAAAAGAAGTTGGTCAAAAATCAGAAGCCGTAGGAAAATCCCTAACCAAAGGGGTTACTGCTCCAATTTTAGGCATTGGGGCAGCATCTATAAAGGCATTCACAGAAGTTGATGAAGGTTTAGATATTGTAGTTCAAAAAACTGGAGCTACAGGAAAAGCAGCCCAAGATTTACAAAAGTCTTTTAAAAATGTATATTCAAACTTCCCAGCAAGCTCTACAGAAGTAGGAAATGCCTTGGGAGAGGTTAACACGCAGTTTGGATTTTTAGGAAAAGAACTTGAAGACAAGACAAGCTTAATGCTTAAATTTTCTCAGATAAACGGCCAAGATGTGACCCAGTCTACCATCCAATCAAAACAAGCAATAGAAGCATTCAATTTAACTGGTAAGGATTTAGACCTTGTGTTAGATAGCGTTACAAAAACTGCACAAAATACTGGGGTTTCTACAGATAAATTATTTGACAGTGTTGTCAAAGGGGCTCCTGCTCTTCAGGGGATGGGGCTTAATTTTAGCCAGTCTGTTGCCCTTATGGGACAATTTGAGCAGTCCGGTGTAGACTCTACAAAGGCAATGTCTTACCTAACAAAAGCACAAGCCAATTGGGCTAAAGAAGGGAAGACCATGGAACAAGGTCTTACTGAACTTACAAGTAAGATTAAGGGGGCTAAAAATGAACAAGAAGCCATTGCTTTAGCTACTGAAACATTCGGAACAAAAGCAGGTCCAATGATGGCTAAGGCCATAAAAGATGGCAAGTTAAACTTTGAGGAGTTAGCAGGTGCAGCAAATGGGGCAAAAGGTGCTGTAACCTCAACTTTTGATGAAACAAAGGACCCTATAGACGAATTTAAGGTGGCTATGAATAACCTTAAAATTGCGGGAGCTGAATTAGGTGAAGCACTTCAAAAGGCCCTAGGCCCTATTATAAAAGAAGTAATAGAAAAGTTAAAAGGCTTTACAAAATGGTTTTCAAGTCTTTCGCAGGGGCAAAAAGAATTCATAATAAAAATAGGACTACTAGCTGCTGCAGTGGGACCTGTTGTTGTTGTATTTTCCAAACTCACCCAAGGGGTAGGAGGGTTTGCATTAAAGATGGTAGGACTTTCTTCTAAAATAACACAAGCTGGAGGGGTCATGTCTTTTTTATCTGGAGGGATGGCAAGCCTTATGGGGGTAATATCCACTTTACTACCAATTGTAATTGCTCTTGGTGCTGCCTTTTTAGTAGGTAAATTAATATATGATCACTGGGCAGAAATCAAGCAATTTTTCACAGACACACTAAATGCCTTAAAAGATCTAGTTGAATCTATCTGGGAAGGAATTAAAGCTGTAACTGAGGCTGTATGGGAAGGAATAAAAACATTTTTTATAGGGTTGTTTGAATTTTACAAGACCATATTCACCACAGTATTTGAAGCTTTAAAAGTAATAGTAACAAGTGTGTGGGAAGGAATCAAGGTTGTAACTGAAGCTATATGGAATGGCATTAAAGCATATTTCACAGCCTTATTTGAATTCTATAAAACGCTGTTTACTACTGTATTTGAAGTCTTAAAAACAATCATAACAGGGGTTTGGAATGGGATAAAATATGTAACAGAAACTATATGGAATGGCATTAAAACATACTTTAACAATTTGTTTAATATGTACAAACAAATTTTCACTTCTGTGTTTAACACCATAAAATCTATTGTGACAGGTGTTTGGAATGGAATTAAAAACATTACATCAAGCATTTGGAATGGGATTAAAAATATAATAGGAAATAGTTTAGATGGTGCTGTAAGAACCATCTTTAATTTTGGCCGTAGATTTTATGAGGCAGGAAGAAATATAATAGGTTCAATTGTAGATGGAATTAAATCAGCAATTAGCTGGGTAACAGACGCAGTGCAGGATGTTGTTCAAGGCATTAGAGACTTTTTGCCATTTTCTCCTGCGAAAAGAGGACCACTTAGAGACCTTAATAGGTTGAATTTTGGAGGTACTATTTCAGAAGGAATAATTAAAGGCAAGTCAGCAATCCAGGATGCAATGGCCAATGCATTAACGGTTCCTGAAATAGCTTTTTCCGGAGTTGGTACAGATTTTTCAAATTCAAATGGAATATCTTCAGATATATATCAAGGAGAAAGAGTTATTTTAAATATAGAAAACATGAGCCTAAGAGATAGAGATGATGCCAAATATATGGCAGAAGAGCTATATAGGCTAAACAGTCGGGCAAAAAGAGGGAGGGGATTATAAATGAGCTATGCATTTTCAGAGAATGATCTTATATTCAATGGGTTTAATTTTAAAGATTTACTTAAAGTTGAAAAGGTAGAGATGAGTCTTATTCCTCAAATTGAAAATACATCTCAAAAAATCCCAGGACGTGCTGGAGCTGTTTTTAGAAAAAACAATCTAGGGATAAGAGAAATAATAATTTACTGCAGAATTATAAAAAGTAACAAGCAAGAAATCTTTGATTTTAGAAGGAGATTGTCTTCACTTTTATATACAGAAAAGCCAGAAATACTAAGATTTAGGAATGAAAAAAATCTTTATTACAAGGCTATTTTAGATGGCGATATAAAGTATTCAACATCAAGAAAAAGTGCAGAAGTTGCATTAAAGTTTGTTGCCCACGATCCATTTGGGTACTCCGATATCAAAACAATAAGCGGAACTGGAGATAGGATTTCTTTTAATTATGATGCATCCTATAATACCAGTGCTATCATTAGCCTTACCCTTACAAGCTCAGCAGAAATATTTCTAATCCAGGATTTGACATCTACTAAATTCATAAGAATCATAAACAACTTTAGTCCTGGAGCAAAAGTTAAGGCTGACTGTATAAATAATTTTATAGAAATAAACGGGGAAAAATCTATGAGGCTTTTGGATTACAAAAGTGACTTTATCAAAATAAAGAAAGGTGAAAATAGGTGGGCTTTTTCTCAAAGTGTAAACTATGAGATAGCATACCAAGAAAGGTGGCTATAATGAATGTTTTATTATTAGATAGAGAAGAGACTTTAATAGATTATATAGACATCTTTAATCCAGAAGACGAGGAAAGCATCAATGCCGATTCAATACTAACTTTTAGCACTTTTTACAAGAATATCGAGAAAGGATATCGCATACTATATCAAGATAGGCTAAATAAGTGGCATGAATATATTATTCAGTCCGCAAAAACCAAACATGATTCAAACAATGATATTTTTATTGAAGTATACGCTGAAAATTCATTTTATGAGACACTGGGAGATTATATTGAAGATAAAAGACCTAGAAATTCAACAGCAACAAATGCACTTTCAGAAGCACTTGCTACAAGTAGGTGGGAAGTGGGAGTTGTTGAAAATCTAGGGCTAAATACAACAAGTTTTTACAGATGTAGCGTTAAAGATGCCGTTCAAAATAAAATTGTAAAAGTTTGGGGAGGAGAATTTTCTACCAGCATCGAGGTTGAGGGCAATAAAATTGTGAGCAGAAAGGTAAATATCTACAAAAAACGTGGTGATGATCATGGTAAAAGATTTGTATATGGAAAAGATATACATGAGATTGAAAAAGTCGTCAACGAAGAAGATATCATCACAGCCTTATACGGATTTGGTAAAGGTGAGGAAATTGAGGAAACTGGTGGCCATGGAAGAAGAATAGATTTTGCAGATATAAATAACGGCAAGAAATACGTTGAAAATAATGCAGCAAGACTAAAGTACGGCCGAAATTCAGATAAAGGTAAAGTCCATGTCTTTGGCAAGATTGAGTTTGACGATATTACAGATAAAAATGAACTTTTGGCAAAGACAAGAGAAGAACTTGAAAAGGCATCTACCCCTAAAATCACATACAATGCAACGGTTGAAGATTTAGCAAAATATGGGTTTGAATATGAAGGAGTAAAGCTGGGCGATACCGTCACCATTATTGATGAAGAACTTGGATTAAGGCTTAAGGCTAGGGTCATTAAGTTGGTTAAAAACCTGGATGATTCAAATGCTGACAAGGTTACTTTAGGAAATTTTGTCGAAACTACCAATGATTTATTTATAGAAGCCTATAAGAAAATTAATGACTTTAGAAATAAAGAGGCTATTTGGGATAGTGCAAGCAAGAAAATCCAGGATGGTATTGATGCAGAATTTCTAAACAACGTTATAGATAAAATAAACACTGAAATAAACAATTCAGGTGGGTATGTATATATATCAAAAGATGGTAAGGGCATAATTACTTATGACAAACCACTAGATCAGAATCCAACAAAGGCTATCCAATTAATGGGTGGATCCATAAGGATAGCAAACAAAAAGAAGTCAGATGGGACCTGGGACTGGAGAAGCTTTGGCACAGGTGATGGCTTTGTTGCAGATGAAATTATCACAGGTATTTTAAAAGGTGGAAATGTAAAGTGGAACTTAAATGACGGAACTTTCCTAATAGGTGAATCTGAAGATAATTATTTACTAAAGTTTGATGGCAGCAAACTGAAATTTGGAAGTGGAACCATAGGGGAAAATAACTTATCAGAAAGCTTAAAGCAAGAATTAAAAGGCAAAGATGGAGAGTCTTTTAAGTTCAACCTGCTATCCAACGGAGACTTCCATGAGGATTTCACTAAAAATAAACCCAGCTACTATTCTGGCGGCCTGGATGAATGGTTGGTGCACAGCCAGGAAGAAATGAGTCGCATTCACATCGCTAATGCTGATGGAGGAAATATCATGGATGTGACTATAGCAAGTAGTGGAGTGCAGATCATTCAAAAGGTTAATTTAAAGAAAAACACCAAATATTATATTAAAATTATGGGAACATCACAATTGCTGTACTTAGGATATCGAGGAGAGTCTTATAAAGAAGTGTTAACTATCAAAGAGCTGTCAGACCAAAATTATAAAATGTATAATGGCGAATTTACAACCGACAACCATAGTCTTCATACTGTGGAAATATACTGCGGGAAGAATAGTAAAATTAAGTGGATTATTTTGTCTGAAGAACCAATAAGCTCTACTAAATGGTATCCATCGCAAAAAGATTTAAAAGGAAAGGATGGGGAACAGGGGCCACCTGGCAAAGATGGGAGCCTTGAGGACCTTTCACCTGCACTAAAAGCTTGGAGTGGCAAAGCGACAGAAATTTCAGGAGAATACGTATTCACTCCAGAGTTGTTTATAGGAGATGGAGCTTATGAGAATAAGACAGGCATATATGTTGGAAATAGAATAAGAACAAAATTTCAGGGTGAGTGGTACAACATAGCCGGAATGGTTGGCATGGAAAATAGCGAAGCGAACTGGATGTTTACCCACTCGGGTGATTTTATTCTTGGAAGAAAACCTGGGGAAACTATTCAGCTAGGTGCCGATGGCAGAGCTATAATCCCCATGATTAAGACAAACATGATTGAAGCAGGAGCGATTACTGCAAGCAAGATAAAAACCGGCGAAATCACAACAGATTTCTTATACCCTGGACAGAGCAAAAGAATTGTACTTGAGCCAGGATATGAACCTGGATCTAATGATGCAATGAGCATAGATGCTAATAACAATGCTATAAGACTAAAGTATGATTCAAGCAATTATATTTCCTGTAGCTCCGGAGGAGTAACTGCATATTATGAAGGCAGAAGGTGTTTTAAAACCGGCGGAGGATATAACGGAATATCCGTGTTAGCTGGAACTTTAATGAACTTAGATAACTATAAATCCAATATGAATGTAAGAGATGACGAATTTTTCGTAAACTGCAACGGTGACACAGTTTTAAGTGCTAATAGAAATGGTGTTTGGGGAATGGGGTCTTACTCGGTTTCCGATGCCAGGCTTAAAGAAAATATATGTAAGCTTGACTGCGATAGGGTTACCTTTAAAAACACCAATGTAGAAAATGAAAATTTCACAAGTGATGAGATTTTTAAGTTTATAAAAGAGCTATCACTCTTCAACTACAATTTTAAAGATGACACATCATTACATGTATCACCAATAACACAAACAATAACTGGGAAATTTAAGGATACTTTAGTCGGTAAAAACAACGGCAGATATGCCCTGGAAATATATAACTATACAGCTTTTATTCACTCAGCCCTACAAAGTGAAATTAAAAAGCGTGAGGTCCTGGAAGATAAGGTCAGTAAGCTAGAAGAAGAGTTGGCCGGTATTAAGAAATTGCTTAAAGAAAGGGGGATAGAGTAATGTTACAAAGTCTAAGAAGAATAAATTTATACAAGACAGCTACTATAGATAGAGTTTTTAAAACTCATGCAGGGGAAACTGCAAGGGGCATAAGACTGATCGCCAAGGATATGGATTTAGAGAGCTTAAATTTCAAGCATTATATAGAAATCAAAGGTAAGCTTTTTGAAAATGAAAGGCTTGAAGTTGACTCAAAAAATAGATATATTGACGTCTATTTTCCACCACTTGAAGTAGGAAGCTATCCGTCTGAATTACTAATATATGATGGTGAAAAACTACTCAAGTCAGGAACTTTCATAATTGAAGTAGACAAGTCAATTATAGCAGGAGAAGCTGAATCTTTAAAAAAAAAGCTGAAGGAAATTGATATTGAAAAGTTACTGTTTGAGATTGACAAGAGGCTTGATGTCCTTA